CTATGGTGGTAGACACGGCTGGTGCTATCAGAGTATTTGATAAGGATGGTGTATCTAAGACTGTTACGAATAACGCTGCTAGTTATTTGACAGGATTGACTGACCCTAGCTTAGAGTTGGCTGCTGTATCCATTGCCGATGTAACCTTTATTGTAAACAAGAACACAGTAGTAGCCCAAGGCACTACCACAAGCCCTACACGTACCCCTGAGGCTCTTGTATATGTACGACAGGCTGACTATGCTTCTACATATCGCCTTAAGATTACCAAGGGTGCAAGCACTAGTACTGTAGAATTTGCTACAAAGTCCTCAACACAGGACACTACTACTGCTACGCAGAACGCAGAGCGTGGTGCATCTACTGACTTGATTGCAGAGAACCTAGATACCTTTTCTGGTACTGGTGTTAATACATCTTACTATGAGAACATTACAAACGCCAGCGCAGTAACAGGTATTACCATTACTCGCTATGGCTCTGTGCTACATGTTCAATCTACCGATGCCACTAACTTCCAAGTAGAAGTAGGTGACTCACATGGTAACGAACATCTACTAGTATTTAAGGATGAGACACCTGACTTTAAGAAGCTGCCAGTAGAAGGGCCGAATGACTTTGTTATTGGCGTATCTGGTGACAACCAAAAGGCACAGGATGATTACTATGTTAAATTCAGTAACGGTGTCTGGAAGGAAACTGTAGAGCCTAACGTCTTAATTGACATAGATGCTGCTACCCTTCCACATAAACTATCTAAGCTATCTAATGGTAACTTTCAGTTTGACCAAGTAAGCTATGCTGACCGTAAGGTAGGCAACGATGATACAAATCCTTACCCTTCTTTCATAGGCTATACACTAGCTGATATCTTCTTCCATCGCAACAGGCTAGGCTTACTAGCTGATGAGAATGTTATCTTTGCTAGAGCAGGTGAGTTCACAGACTTTGACTTCTTCCGTAAGTCAGTACTAGCAATTGTTGACAGTGACCCTATTGATGTGGCAGTATCTTCAAACAAGGTTAGTATTCTTAAACATGCTGTACCCTTTAACGAGGCTCTACTGCTGTTCTCTGAGCTTACACAGTTTAAAGTAACTGCTGATCCTATCCTAACTCCTGAGACTATCAACGTAGCTAGTACCACAGAGTTTGAGGCTAGTCTTATAGCCAAGCCAGCATCAGCAGGTAAGTATGTTTACTTTGCTACTAAGCGTGGTGCATGGTCAGGCATGTGGGAGTACTTTGTAGATACTGACACTGATGTCAACGATGCTACAGAGACTACAGCACATGTACCTGAGTACCTTAAGGGAGTTGTAACAAACATTCAGGCATCCTCTAACGAGGACATGCTGATTGCACAGGCTGCTGACGATCCTACAGCTATTTACGTATATCGTTACTACTGGTCTGGTAGAGAAAAGCTACAGTCTTCATGGTCACGTTGGACATTCAATGGTGACGTTCTTGGCGTATCGTTTAACTTGTCTGACATTTATGTACTTATTAAACGTAGCAACAACTTGTTTTTAGAAAAGATAAACCTATCTGTAGATGATGCAACAGTGTATACTACAGGTAACTTCTCTATTCATCTGGACAGGCGAGTGACCCTAGAGACAGGTGGCCTTACTACTGTGCCTTACACAGACGCTGCTACAGTGTATGTAGACCAGACTGGTAAGCTTATTCAGGTAGGTGCTGTAGCTGCAAAGCTGGCTAACTCTGAAAAGGTTTATGCTGGTGTACCATTCACATTTAAGTACCAGTTCTCTGAGCCTGTACTTAAGCAGGATAACAAGCCTATTACCACAGGGGTGTTACATATCCGAAACTATGCTGTTGTCTATAACAAGACAGCCTACTTTACGGTTAGTGTAACACCCCTTAAACGTGCGCCTTATGTGCGTACCTTTACAGGGCGTTTGGTAGGCAGTGGTGCTAACATCCTTAGTGCTGCTGCTATTGAGTCTGGAACCTATCGCTTTGGCGTACTAGGCCATGCTGGTTCAGTTGATATTGTATTAGAAAGTGATAACCACCTACCCTGCATCTTTCAGTCAGCAGAGTGGGAAGGGTTCTATGTCCTACGTTCAAGGAGAATGTAATGAAACTACATGTGAGAGCAAGTACTCAAGCTGATGTAGACCATCTGGCAGGTAACTTAAGACCAGAGGATGCACAGGAAGTACTAGCCTCACATGGTAGTACCAAAGCAGCCCTTCAAGAAAGCTTTGACGTATCTGAGGAATGTTGGACTATTGTAGTAACAGAGACAGGCGAACTAGCTGGCATGTATGGTGTCTTAGGTATAGATGACATGGTAGGTATGCCTTGGCTGTTGACTGCTCCTCCACTAAAGAAAGTTTGGCGACAATTTATGCGTGACTCTCTGACATGGATTAACAAAGTAAACAAGAAGTATCCAGTACTAACCAATGCCTGTGACGCTGAGTATACAGTGGCACTAAACTGGTTAAAGTATATAGGATGCGTATTCATTAAGAGACATGACACATGGGGTGTTGGTAACAAACCCTTCTTAGAATTTGTGAGGATATAAAATGGACCCATTTACTATGATGCTGATTGGTGGTTCAGCCTTAGCTGACTTTAGTGCTGCCAGCGCACAAGCAAAGCAGGATGAGGCTAAGTACCAACAAAACCGTATTAATGCAGCACAATCTAGAGACTTACAAATCCAATCTCTTAATGCACGTATGTTACAAGAGGGTGAAGCTGCTGCTTCTCAGAAAGAACAGTTAGGTATTGCAGCCCTTAAGAAACAAGAACGAGCTAAAGTAGCTGCTGGTGAAGCAGGTATTGCTGGTCAGGGTGTAGATAAATTAGTAGATCAATTTGAAAACGCTCGTTTACAGGGTGTGTCTACAGTGAACGCACAGACTAAAGCATTACGTAATCAGATTGAAATGGAAAAGATGGGTATTTCTGCTGAGACTATGAATAGAATTAATTCATTACCACGTGGTCAACAACCTAACTTTTTAGCTTATGCTGTAAAAGCTGGCGCACAGATGTATAGTGTGGAAGCAGGATTACGGCCTGATACAACAGGTATGGACTCAAAGCTTCCAAGTCCTAAGGCTGGTAGCGGGTATTTTGGTTCTAACGCACATTCCTATAATTTATACGAACCACAGTGAGGATAGCATGGCAAAACAAAGAGTACAGGTAGCTCCCTTAGAAGCTCCTACTGCTGTAAGACCAGTTGCTTCACCAGTGGATACATATGTAAAACCTGCTGAACAACCAAAAGCAACCACTGATCTCGCAGAATTTATGAAAGCTATTACTCCTGCTTTAAAAGCAGAAGCACAACAAGAGATTGAGGCTAGACAAAAGCAAAATGAAAAGATTGAAGCAGGTATCGCATCACAGCAAGCCTTTCAATCTAAGCTAGCTAGAGCAGAACTTATTAGTGAGGCTGCTGCTGGATTTGAAAATAATAAAAACTATTATCTTGAGGCTGGTAGGGATAAGATTGCTACAGATAGAAAGCAATATATCACAGATTATATTACAGACCTTGAGGCTGAAGGCACACATCCTAACATTATAGCGGAAATTAAGAATGACTTTGATCTTGCTACTGCTAAGTTTTTTCTTGATCCCAAAACAGGATACAATGTTCAGAAAGCAGCTTATGATCTAAATAAAAGAGATGAGCAAGTTTTCCAACAAATATTTAAAATAGACGACAATCCTAATATAGATAGGGAAGCAAAGACTGCAGAGATTGCAGACATTATGGAAGGCTACATTAAGCTACGTGGTAATCCTAAAGAGTTGTTTGATAAGTTTATCCCTCTTGAGGTTACACGCTCTAAGTCACGTGGTCAAAGTTCTGTATATGATTATCTTAATAGCCCGCTATCTAAAAATAGACTAAGTGTAACTGACTATCTTGATAGTGCAGAAACTATTAAAGCTAATCAAGCTTCTATTAATAAAGCAAGAAAAACAGTCAACAAACCTTTAATCAAAGAGGCTGCAGTAGATCAACTTGTAGCTACTGCTATATCTAACAATAGCCCTGCCTCTGCAAAAGTTGGCGAAAAGGTCACAGTATCTGATGGTGCTGGGGGTTCTTTTGAATTTACTGTAACTAAAGAGATGGCAGCAAAATCAGCAGATAAGCAATTCTTTGCGGCTGACCAAATGTTACAAGATGAAATTCAAAGTTTAAAGATCGCTAACGATTACTATGAAAGTGATCCTACTACTTTTGCAACTGAGATGGAAGCTCTTAAACAACGGCGTATTGACTTAGAAGCACAGTTTTTTAATACTCATTACAACCCACATGAAATTGTACCAGCTAGGTATAAGCTACCTATTGCTGCAGGATTACCTTTCCTTCAGGGTGGTGATGTAAGTGAGGGTAGTCAAGGATTAGCTTCCTTAGAAACTGGCT